GTTTCTTTATCTATATCCTGAGTATTAACAGTAGTTGACATTTTATTATTCTCCTTATATTCCGTCTGGGTATTTCGTGGAATTTTCAACTTCACGTACCAATAACGCAGTAAATTTTCCAGCGGTTAAAGGACCATTAGCAACTGTATAGTTGATTTGTAAATACGAATCCTGCCCCAACGTTCCATAAACATCATCCACTGGTAACGGAATATGTGTTCTTGTTCCTGCTGAAGATGTCGCTGCAAAAGTTTTCCCAGTATGTATAACAGTAGGACTGCTAATGTCATTACTTCCATCTAAAGAGCTTCCTTGTATTAAAGTAGGAACTACTGTTGCATCTGAACCACTATCTGCCATGCTTTCTACAAGAGTTATCTGAACAAAATATTTCTCTCCAACAGCTATGTTTCTAGCTACATTAAGATTAATAACATTTGTACTTTTAGCTGTTGTTGTAACAGCTTGTTTTTCACCAAAAATTAAATTGTAATCCATTCTATTTTCTCCTTATGATATTGCTGATTCGGTATACAATAATGAATCTGTAATCCTTATAGGCAACCCATTATAAGTTGGCAAACGCTCACCATTTTTAAGAGTTGTATAATCTAATTGACCACCTGATTTAACATCTTCTTTTAGCTGTTTTTTTAAGGCTGTAAAACATTTTCTGTTAATATAAATCTTTGCCCCATTTAAGTCTTGAAGCTCGTCTGCAGCCTGATCTATTAACTCTGGCAATTCAGCTGATGAACTTGTAAGAAGATTGCTAACGTCAATGTTTGCAATACGTGATGCATATCTCCAATCACGAACAACTAACCCAGAATCCCAGTTGATTTCTGAGTTGAAAACTCTTTTCATTGTAGTTTGCCCTTGATCGTTTGTTACGTACGCTGTATCCTCACCATGATCTTCATGTTTTAATCCACCAGTAGACCCTTTCGGATAAGCACTAAAAATAGTATCTTCTCCAAAATTAACAATATAAATTGATGAATTATCAGCTCCAGTCCCCTCAGCATTTTTGACCATTCTTTTGTTCTCTCCAGTGGAAAAAGAATTTAAATGATAAGCTAACCCATTAGCTAATCGAGGATTAACTGATCTATTTCCATAAATAAGGTTAGTTGACCAATCTTGCTTAACAGATTCAATATGAGATGCTATCTCTTTCTTTCGTACTACATCTGGGTTTCCTCCAACCTTTAATGTGTCCGTTGAAATCTGACACCATGTAGATACATTGTAAAACTGAAAAATAGATTTAGCGGTTGTCGATGAAGTCGCTTGAATACCTTCGCCTAAAAGTCGGTTAGTGGTTGCTGGTAAACTTGTACGTAGAGTTGTTACATGCTCTCTAACACCATTAGCTTCTACGAAAGGCATATCTTCAATCAATGGAGCATTGATTGATAACATTTCTGCTATTTCGGCTACCCCACCATCATTGTTATGATAACCTAAGACATTAAGTAAACTAAAACTGTTTGTGTTTTTTATTGTCATTTCATTTCCTTTTTTTTATCTTCACATCAACGAATCATAATTACTGTTTTCAAAAAGTCGGCTTTTTACTTTTTTCGTGTTTCCTGATTGCGGTGACATAATTGACATTCTTCTTTGATTATTTAAATTTGGATTTTTTAAGGTTTTCTCTTTTTCGGCTAGTTGAGCTTTTAACGATGCAATCTCTTTTGTTTGTTGACCAAGTGTAAACATCATGTCTTGAACAATAGGACTTCTTCCTTCTATGAAAGATGACGGATTATTTACAAAATTATCTAGGCTTGTTTCAGGAACATTATTATCTTTAAATATTCCCTTTAAAGACTCTTTTGTCTCTGATATATTTTCTGACCAATCATCGCCATATTTATATTCAAGACGTTCCTGTGCGTTATTTGCCTCTTTTTGAAATTTGGCCTCTTGTTGTTTCGCTACATTTTCTTGTATCTGTCTTTCAAGACGTTGTACATGCTCTTCTGAATAACCGTCTTCTTGAGCTTGCCTTTTCTCCATTTTTAATTGTTTATTATCTTTTTCTAACGCTTCTAACTGCTGTCTTATACGATTGTTGTCTTCTGCTATTTCTGTTGCTCGTTTATTCTGTTTCTTGTGTTTTACTATCGTGCTTTCTGCTTTTTTTGCTCTCGCTTCTGATTCTTCGTACTTCTTTTTCCAGTCTACGTCTGTTAGCGTTTCCTCAGTAGTCTCGCTTCCTATGTCGTCCGTGACACCCCCGTTTAACGTAGCCTCTTGCTCCGTTTTCTCTAACGTTAATGTTTGCTCTTCTGACATAAGATACTCCTTACTAAGTGATGAGTGCTTGATTATTTTGAGAAGTGATTATAAGTGAGTGTGTTTGTTTGAGAATTATTTATATGAAGGGTAAAGCTCATGACTTCCTTACCCTTCGACTTCTTGCGAAGCTATAAACACTCTCTATTCCACTATTATAATATATTTCTTATTGTGTCAATAGTTTATTTTGAAAAAAATTAGGCTATAGGTTTTTTAATGCTTATCTTGCTGTAACTGGATGCTTTTTTTTGCCTTTTTGTATATCTAAAACCTCTTGTAAACTTTCAGTTATACCTTGGCCTATGCTCGGATTTGTTGCAAAAAGCTCTTTTCTCTTTTCTTTATTTGCCATCTTTTTTTATCGCTTCTAATTCGAGTTTTAAAACGTCTATTTCCGCTTTTTGATCTGCCATATATTTTTTTATCTCATCGCCCATTCGCTGTTTTTCTATACCTGCTTGCGCCGCTATCTGTTGCTGATTTAACATCGCTTGGGCGTTCTGCTGTTGCATCATTTGCTGATTCTGCTGTTCTAATTGTTTTGTTTGAATTATATGATTAATTAACTTCCTTTTTACTGATGATGGTGTATCTGGATTAGCTTCAATTAATAGTTCTGGCGGAAAAGCACCACCATATTGTTTTGCTAACTCTACCATGCTCTCATATGACGTATGCCTTTCTGTTTTACTCATGTTTCGTGAACCAAAACTAACCTCAAAAGAAGCATCCTGTAATCTTCCCCAAATAATACGAAAATCATCTAAACTGCCTAATTGAACTTCTGGTAATCCTTCCGTCCTGTTAATATAGTTCTGTGCTTGTAACTTCTTGTAAGCATCTTCTGCATTTGCTAAATTATACTTAATATGATCTACCATCTTTCTTGCCACTTCTCTAAGCGCTTTTTGACTAGCCGTTAAAATATGAGAATGTGAACCTAAAGCCTGCTCGCTTTTTTGCCTATGCAAAACCGAAGAATTATTTCCGCCGTATCCTTGCATTTCAGGCGTTACCCCCGATACTTGAGTTAACATTCTGCTTAACGTATCTGAAAACTGAAAGACTTGGGGAGATATACTTGCCCCTGATGTTTCTTTCATTTGGGTAATGTCACCTCGAGTATCGACTACATGAGTACCTTTATTCATTTTGCTCTTAACATCTTCTTTGTCATGTTCTTCCATTCCTTCTTGAAAAAATCCCTCACCTAACAATAATTGACTATGCGCTCTGTGATACATCGATTTTATTTCAGATAGCGACAAATTGTACGTTGTAGCTATGTCTTGTAACTGAATACCTTGGTTGTTAATATAATAACGATCTCCTATTTTTCTTCGTTCTGGGATAAATGGAATAAATGAAAATGTGTTGCCCAAAATTCGCTTATAATCAACTAAAATATTGCCCATAAACTCGGCTTGCCATAACTCCCTGCTCGGTTCATCGTTTACAACCTCAAGATCATAACCTTCTATCGTCTTAATCTCGTTGAACCTCTTTACACTTAATCTGCTTGTATCTAACGTTCCGTCTTCTCCATTATACAAAATATAATGCTTTTTATTCCTAAAATAACGCCTGTTTGCAACTACATAACGTTGCATCACAACATACGCTATCTTTTTTTCTCCTTCATTGTAGATATAATTTAACATGTTTCTTGTGTCAGAAATCCCTGGAATGTTTGTAAATGATTTCGACCCTAACTCTTTTATTTCTGATCTCTTTTTTCTATCAGCAACATACAACGACATATCTTTTTCTTTAATCCATCGATAGTACGCAACTCCTTCACAATCACTCAAATCATCCTTTGTATACGGAGCAAAACACACAGAATCCCATTCTATTGACTCTATCTTTATCTTAAAACTATCCTTGTCTAGACCCGATACTCTCGGTTCATGTAAATAATATACACCTCGGCCTGCTACTACTCCATCTCTATCTACCTTACTTTTTATATCAATGCCATTATTAGAATCCCACTCATGCGTCACTAGCTCATTTACATACTCTGATAATTGCTCATCTTTCTGTTCTCTGGCATGAATAAATGGCATTTTAGTATTGCTCATTAGATGTCCTAATAAACTATTTGTGAGAACACGTGGTAAATTAAACGTCAATGAAGACTTTTGTTGGGTTTTCCGTTCTGCTCTTATGCCTTTTAAATCGTCTATTTCCCACGTTTTCTCACCACCAAAATGAAGGCGCTCGCTATTTTCTCCGTTCTTAATAAAATCAGATCTCTCTTCCTCTTCTCTATAATGCGTATACGCTTTTGCAAAGTCTCTTACCACAGCCTCTTTATCATCATAAACATACTCTTGATCAGATTCTACCTCTTTACCATCTTTAGGATATGACCACTGCAGTTCTTCGTCTCTTAACTCTTCAAAACCTTCTATATCATGCGTATGGTTACTTATCGTGCTTAATATATACTCATAACTAACGTTTCCTTGCTCGTCCTCTTCATCCACTCTAATAACATCATGATAATGTCCATCTATCGTAGATGTCCGACCATGAAAACCTTCTTCATTCGGCTCTTCACAAAAATAAATAATATGACTATGACCTTTTTCTTCGCTACTTCTTTTAAAAACACTCATATTTCAACTATTATAATATTTTTACGGTTCTGTCAACACAACTGAACGTTGCCATTAATTTGTGAAGATCTATACCTTGTTATCCGAATATATTCGTTAGATGAATTATTTAAATTTTTTTCTCTATGCATATTCTTATACTCAGTTTCTATGCTAGTCAAAAACCACAACTTAACCGCATCTAAATGATCTGGACTCGCCATACCTGTTTCCTGTCTAAGCATTTTTTTTAATCCCACATTGGTTTTAAAAGAATCCATCTGTAATTTACCTACATTACTGCCCACTTTATCAATCTTATCATTCAATGATTTCGGCCTAGCTAATAACATCTGCTTTCTTAATAAATTAAATCGCTCTGATTGCTTAATCAATTCATTAATATCTCTACCCATTTTTCGTAATTGGCTTTTGTCCATACTCCCCACAGGATTAATAAATATTTTTCTATCCTCTAACGATTGCTTGAATCGACCATACATCATGTCGCCTTTCGATGCGTATTTATTATGGTCAATACCTTTAGGCGTTTGTCTGACATTCACTGGCATCACCTCGCATTTCGTACCCATCTCATGCAACGTGGCCGTTAAACGCCCTTTTAAAAACGCCCCAACCCCATTAGACTCATAAATGATCTTTCTAGCTCGCTTCTTTGCAATGTATTCCACCATCTTATTCACTAACGTCTGCTCGTCTCTCTGTCTTGATTTGTCTATCTCATGTAACTCTACTAAAAAGTTCCCACACCAATACGCCAAAACACACTTGTCATCTCCTTGCGCTGATACATCCATAGAAATTATGCGTGGTAACTTCTCTTCATCCAATAAATTTAAATTCTCTGTATAACCAATCTCCGCATCATCTATAGTCGCTGACGAAAAAAATGTGCTCGTCTGATTATGTAATGGCTCTAACCCTAAAAACGAAATCCTGAACTCATTGCTGTCCTCACCACCATACATCTCTTTCGCTTTCTCAATGTCTTCTGGGTTGATCAATAAACAATTTAACGAATTAATACGATATCCTTTAGCAATACCTTTATAATTGTCTGTCGGAATCGCATACTCACCTTGTGCCGACTCAATCGCAAAACCTCTGTTCCTGTTAGGGTTAAACGCCGCCGTTACAAAATTAACTTGCGAGTTCTTACAACTATTTAACAACGTCCAAAATATCTTGTCTGATATATTACTCGCTTCCTCCAAAGAAAATAACATGTGATCTTGGTGTCTCCCCGACAATTGCTCAACTTGACTCTTAATGTCACGACTACTATCAATATTGGCCGTCCCTATAAACCAATCTGCACTACCACTTTCAAAATATATACGCTGAGAGGTCTTAACAATCATCTTGTGACCCTTATACCTATCATCTAAATGCTTCTTCTCAAGATCAGCACCATAAAAAATAGAATGATGACGATGTACCATCTCAGAATCTCGAATAACTGCACTCATCTCTGACCAAATACTGTCTTGTACCTGCCGTCCTGATGGCCCTATAATCGTAATCTTGCTGTTAGGGTAGAGTACAAAAAATGATAAATCCATTAACGCCTGTAAATACGTCTTGCCAACACCCCGTCCAGCCTTAATACTCAAAAATTTCAACAAACTAAACTCATACTCTTTCTTCGCTTCCTCATCCGTCAGTTTCAACCAATCTTTGAATTTCAAAATTAAATACTTTCGCTGTGATTCACCTCGCCATTTGTTAAAAGCCGATGCGTTTAACTCAAGCTGTTTCTTGTCAGACTCTTTCCTGTTATCTTGCTCCCAATGTGTCTGCTGACGCATACTGAAATCCTTGTATCTCGCCAACTTTAAAAAATCTGTCATGATTTCATACTGCTCTCTTGTTAAAGATTTTATCCGTCTGCCTTGCGTATGTTCCCATGCCTTCCCCTTAAAAGTGTCTCGAGGGTCGTATTTAGGCGTTCCTATGCCAAATATATTGACACACAACTCGTCTACACTAGTTCTTGCCTTTTTAATTACCTCTTGGATTTGCGGGTCTTCGTATTTACGGCGTTTCATTTAATTTCTTTTCTCCTTTTGTATTTGCAAAACCTAATCTCCGTAAAGATTTCTTAATTTTCTTTATATCCTTTTTGTAAATTTTCTTAATTCTCTTTTCGTAAGGTCTTTCAGAATAATCTCTTATAAAGTAAAGTCTCAGCAAGTAACGCAATATTAAAAATATCCCAATAATATACATGACAAAGAAATAAAGTGAAGCGCAAAATATACGTCCTATTAATGCTGGAATAACTACTAACATTTTTACAATCCATTTTACCACTTGTAAAAATATACTCATCTCTTTTCTCCTCTCTTTTTTAACCTTCTTAGCTCTCTTATTATGCAATGTCTGATAAGCTCGCTTACTGATTGGAAACCGTGTTCTTCCCTCGCTTCCTCGAGGTCCTTTAATAACTTGTCTGAGATGGTTAGTAGCTTTTTAGGCAATGTCGTGTATCCTTCTGTACCAATAACAGAAATAAATAATCATTAACATTTCAATATAATCTAATCCTGCACAGTACCATATATATATAAATAATAGTCCTATTAGCGCCGTTTTTAAACTCATTTTATCCTTTTACTTCTTTAAATTTATCAAGACTAAGAACTAAAACAGTCTGGATATTCTTCATTTATTAACTCTCTTATTGTACGTCCTTCCATCTCAAAATTATCAAAATAAGAATAATTCTTATTTCTTTCTTTTATCGGCTTATCATAATCATAAGTCTTCGAAAACCAACTAAGTACATCATACTCTAAGCAGTATCCATTATTTATTACAAAAAAATAATATTCGTTATATATCTTACTTTTTATAGTAGTTTTATAAACTCTATCTGAAATAATAATATGTGATTCCCTTGGATTTAAAGCCTGTATTGCAAACCCCCCGTAGTTTCCCCATTTATAATCATTAGTTTGATTACATACAGATCTATACCAAATATCATCTTTATTTCGTGACTCAATACAACCAACACCTCCACTATCTAGCATTATCTTCGTTTTCCCTAAAGCCCATCTTAAATGATGTTCGATTTCTGCTCTAATAAACGCTTCAATCACAACTAAACCTTCTAATATGTCTCTTAATTCAGAATCTAAAACAGAAGGGTCGCACGGAGAACTTAAATCTATATCCCCTTCCTTTAATTCTAAATTTATTAACCTATATGCTAAGTCTCTCACGAGCCAACGAGGCTCTTTCATCACTTCCATACGTGTGGAATGTTGTAACTCTTCTATAAAAAGATTCATTTATCTCTCCTGCGTATATGCTTTGTATATACTATTGTAGGCTGGATTGTGGTTTTTTTCAAGGGTTTGCGTGTGGGGGATGATTAGATTATTAAGGGACGGGGGCGATTGGTATGTGGGGGGGGTGTTTTGTCCCCCCCCTATTAAAAAAAATAACGGAATGTCAGCTTGATGATTGAGCAGGAAAATCGCGGTGACTGGCTGTATACCCTTTACCTCGACATTCATTTAAGCTCAAATTCAGGTTAATTTGACTGTTTTTTGTTTTTTATTATGTTTTTTTCTTCGAATATGGGCTGATTCGTAGCTTTTATTTTGTAGATTCTAAATTGATTATTTGCATCGTGTCGTTATCTTCAGGGCTTTCTTTAGAACCATCTGGATTTTTGGAATGTTTGAAAATATACTCGCTAATGACCTTTTGAGAAGACACGCTCACAGCATTCAACGAGCTAACCAAAGACGATAAATCTCTGTTGCTCATTGGTTGTTCTTGTGTTCTTGACTTATCTAACCTATCAGCAATTTCAGCGAGAAACTCTTTTTTTAGTTTAGCACATTCACCAGCTAGTAAGAACTCGTTGTAAACTCTTACCTCTTCCATAGATGGCAAATCTTTCAATGTACTTTTTATCTTGTTACATTCTTTTTTGATATCTTCTTTTTTAAATGGTTTACCAGAAACACTGAGTGCATCTTCGATATAATTTTGGAGTTTCCCATTTTTTCCAGCTCTGCCCCAAGGATTACCTTTATTCCCAGCTTCAAATTGTTTCCCAATGGTATTCCCTTTTTTAAATAAATATGCTTTCTCCATGGTCGTTTCTTAATCCTTAATCGTCGATAGATAACAAACCACAATTATCACGCAAAAACCAGCGAGTCAATAGTTAATTACTCACTTTTTTTCTTTACGATCTGCAATTCGTAACCAAAATAGTCAAGAATATAGATAAATCTCGACAGTTGAAATGTGCCTCTTTTGATTAAATGAGAGACAGCCGACCGACCAATACCTAAAATATCAGATATATTAACATATTTAATATCTACTGTTGCCATAAAGATATTAATTAATTGTCTTGATTTTTTTACATATACTTCTTTATCCATATATGTATAATAGTAAACACATTTTTGAATGTCAATAATTTTGTGTTTATTAAAAATTAGTTTATTATTTTGATACATTGTTTAATAATACTTGACAAAGTAATAATTAAATGATTTTATGAAAATATATTTGACAAAAAAAAGGAGAGAAAAAAATGGGAAATAAAAAAATAATTATAGAAATACCATATCAAGTCAGTCCTAGAACATGGGTATCATATAACGATGCTGATATTATTAATCACGCAGAAAATGAAGGATATTGGTATGAGTTGTGGACAAAAGAAAAGGCAATAGATTTCTATGGGGAAGAGGATGATATTCCTGACCATATTTTATCTGCATTAAAAGAAAATGATGAAATTGTGCAAGTATGCTTACATGAAAGCCATGAGGGGGATTTCTATAAAAAAGAAGAAGCTCCTACAAAGCTTGAAGGGGCAAAAGAATGTCTTAGTCGAGGGCTTCATAGCTGTTATTTCCTTACCGTACAAGAAGCAAAAGAGTTCATTAATGAGTATAGAGGTCATAAAAGTCATGAGGCAATAGAAGCCTTAAAGGAGAAATTGAAAGACATTTAACAACTTAAAAATAAAAACAAAAAACAAAGGAGA